CTTGTACCAAACATGGCATATGATTATAATAGTGATGGTAGTTTAAGTATGGGTGAACGTAGAAAAGCTGCAAGAGGTGGTATGCAAAGTGGGCCTATAATGATTACAGCACCAAGTGTTACTAATAATCAAAATAATATTCATAGTTCCCCAATAGTACCACTTGATCCAATAATGAGAAATTCTATCAGTGCAATGTAAAAAAATGCTCCCCAAAAGATGTGCACTAAGGGGAGCATTAGTCGTTTGGTCAGATGTCAGGGAGGCCTTTAACTTCTGAGCAGGATGACCAGACCTATTCGTTTGCCAACTTCTCAAAGTATGACATTGTATCATCTTCTTCTTCAGTCACAGGAGCAACTGCTTCGGTAGGTTTAGTATCAACCCTTGGAGCAATTTGTGGCTCAGGGTCTTTTGAAATTGTTTCCATTACATTACCTACTGTTGTTGTTCCAGAAAGAACAACATCAAGACGAGCCTTTAACTCTTCATAAGACTTAAAGTTAGTTGGAGCACTAAACTCACTTAGAGCATATGCTTTCTTCCAAACTTCTTCAATTTGTCCATCATTATCAAACAATGCAGATGGTGCTTCAAACTCTGATTTATCATAGTTCCAATAACCATCAACCTTACGAATCTTTAGTTTAAAGTTTGCACCTTGCCAAAAATCGAATGGATTGATTGGTGACTCATCTTCAAATTCTGGTTGCATTGCTGCCATCAGTTTATCAAAGATTTTCTTACCGTAACGAAATAGAAAAACTTTACCCTCATTCTCAGGGTGTTTCGCATCACTTACTACATAGATATTAGAAAAATATTGTAGTTTTCTTTTTTGTTTACGAGCAATCTCTTTGTCTGATTCAAGACCAGTATTCCAAAATGTAGAGTTTAACTCTGATACAGGATCAGCTTTACTAATCGTTGTTAGAGAGTTTTCAATATACCATTGACCAGTAGGCCCTTGGAATGCATGATTAAAAACCTTAGCCCAAGGCATATCTTCACCGTCAACTGCAGGAAGAAAACGAATAACTGCATAGCCATTGCCAGACTTATCAAGCTCTGGTTTCCACAATCTTTCGTCTTTGTATGATTTTTTCTCTTGTGGTGCATTCTCTTGTTGAACTGCACCTAGAAGTTTATCAAGTGAGTTGGTTCTTTTTAACGTATCTAATGACATTTAAGTCTCCTTATGTTAACGTATGTTTTTGTTTTAGTTCTTCGTATGTTAAATCTGTTCCAACCTTATAAAATTGTACATTAGGAAAATCCCTTTGTACCATTTTAAATTGGTTATCCCAGCTAGTCGTGTTAAACCCACGACTGTTTTCAGGCAGATAATTATCACTACCCTTATACACGTTATTTATAGGTTTGCTATAATCACTCCCATCAAACCCTAACATATATATCTCTGTAGCACCATACTTACAAGCAAGATATAGTGCAGTATTCCCAGCTGACCATCCTTTAGGATAATCAATATTAATTACTTTATCGTTATATTCCTCAACCCAAGTAATATATAATCCAACATCTTTTTCAGCCTTTTTCTTAAAATCTTCTACATCTATGTCTGGATTATGTTGAAGCACTTCTTGTAAATTTGCCTCAACAGTTTCTTTAGTTTTACCTTGTACTACACAAGAGCGTCTACCTTTTTTTGGTGATTCATATACTGGATCATCCCAACCTGCTATTATTGCATCTGGTGCAAATTCTGCTGGTAAGACTTCCCAATCAGCAAACCAACATTTGTTTTTCATTGGATAATTTGATTCATAGACCTCTTGTTGCATAGGATAGTCTATTACAACCAAATTGTCAAGTGTTAAATCACGATAAATTGCATTACATCCCCATGAGATATAATTACCACTTGGTAGTTCTTTTGGTCTTGATTCACCATTTCCATAAACTAAATGTATTGTCATTAAGTTCTCATTGCACTCCAAGACACAGGAAACTTTTCTATTGCTAATTTATCAATTTGTTCCGCAATCATCTGTGTTTCCATTTGTGTATCTGGTTTACATCTTAAATTACACACACGAGCAAAGGCCATTAATGTACCACTCCAATACCATTCAGTATATAAATTTTGTGGTAAAATCATTCGTGCCATCTCTGGAGCAATGTTTTCTTTTAACATATTGTTATATGTTTGTTTTAGAAACTCCATTGTAGAACCTAATTCATATGTTGTGTATTCACTAGAAGAACCTTGCTTTTTGTCCTCAGCCTTTAGTCTCCACTCTTTAGGAATATAGAACTCTGGTTCATCATCCACATATCTGCGAGAGACTTCATTCCATACTAAACCAACTTGATGTTTAACAAGTTGTCTTGCAACAAAGATTGGAGCTTTGATATGAAACTGCAAAGATGCATGACCAAATGGACTCCAATGATTATGTTTAGCTAGATAAGTAATTAACTTCTTATCTCTTTCACTCAAAGCCTGTTTGTACATAGTAGGAGAATCTTCTCTTTCCACCCACTCTAATTCAGACTCTTTTGCAAAAGAAACACGGGCAGCATTTACTACAGATAAATCGCTGCCCATTTTATCAATGAGTTTTACGTGCATCATACCTCTTTTGATTATTTCCTTGATGATTTTTTCGTATAGGACGATAACCTTTAGGCCACTCTGGCATACGAGATGCAAGTTGTTTACACCGTTCCCTAAGCTCTTCATTTTGCTTAGTTAACTCTGCACAATCGTACTCAAGTTCTTTAACACGATTTTCTAGTTGAATACCACCAAGGGCATCAAATGCATTTTTACCTTCAGACATTAAAAAACTACTCCTTTTTTTAGTTTATATATTCCATATTACACCATTTTTAGTTCAATGTCAAGAGCTAAATTGGCAATTGTGCTTGTCTTTCCAAATAATTTAAATCTCTAGCATTGGCCTCAATCTTTTCTTTAAGACCTTTGGTTATGAGTCGACCTACTGTATCTGGTTCTATTTCATTTTTTTGACAATAATCAAGTACTGCATCCATATGAGAAATACGTTTCTCTTTGGCAATATTTTCAATTTCTAATGAGAATTTTTTAGGTGTTTGTACTAGAGCTTCTACTACAACTGTTGGTTCTTGCATATCTATACCCTTCCAATGGTTACATTATTTGTTTCAATTAAATTTTGCATTTGTGGTTTAACAATTGATATAGAAAATGATATACTATATCTTTTAGAATTATCTGTTGTTGGAGTTACATAGTGTTCTAACCAAGCTGGGAACAAAATAAGTAACGATTCTCTAGGTATTATAGAAAAGTTTGTACCATAATATTTTTCGTGATTCATTTTAACTTTTAACATTTTTTTACTAATATTTGAATCTTTTACTACCAATACTCCACCAACATCACTGTTAATACCAAATAACATATAATCATTTAAATCAAATTCATCTAAATTTTTTATATCATCCATACCTTTTGGATAATAAACTCCACTCCAAAAAGTATCTGACGAACCATGTGTATGTGGATTAGACCACCCACCTTTCGCGAAAATCATATTTGCCCACAACTTATTAGCAACAAAACTTACGTCTGGTGAAACACCACTCCTATGTAGAAGGGGTATTGCAGCACTTATAATTATCTTAGAAAGTTCATCAAAACTTTTATATTTGTTTTCCAAAAAACGCTTAGACTGCCAACCAGAATCATTTTTAGCAAATGTTCTTTTTTCACTAGGATAACTTTCCTTTTCAGCTTCAATATCTGCTACTAACTGTTTGTTTAAGTTATGATATTTTTGACCAATATTTGCATAACCAAATGGTATGGGCCAAAGTGGCATAAATTGTGGTTGTATTACAGACATTCAAATTCCTACATTTTATAGTTGTGAAGTTAACCATAGACCTCACACGCACTTATTAAGTAGTGACCCTTTATTATGTGCAATGGGGGGATTAGGTTTTCCCCCAATACAGCCTGACGAAATACCATTCTATCTCACTATATACTACCACTTTATCCCGCTAAGGACAGACCGCTAAGTCGTGATATGCTTTATCCTCTTTCGTAGAAGATTATTCAGCCACATTGCGTTTTGGCCGTCGCCAAACTCTGAATTTGGTGGTGAGTTTCTGTTTCCAAGTACTCACCGAACTCAGTTAAATTATGCTGCTAGAGCATAATCCACAGGCGCAAAGTTATCGTTTGCATTTAGTAGTTTTGACCAATTACGCAGTCACCCGATAGTTCTACTCGCATCTATTCCTGTCAGTCGATCCTAGTTCGCCCCCATCAAAAAAATATTAGGTAGATGATACCACTTATTACTA